TAAAAAGTAAAAGTTATGAAAAAAGTATTGTCTATTGCAAATGTAGTTATTGTTAATATTACATTAGTAATTACCTTTCTAGAATTATTCAATCCGTTTAATCGTACCATTGGATTCATGATAACAAGGCCAGAATGGTTCTTTTCGCCAAGTCCAATTTATAATATTGTAATGATTGGTTGTTTATTGGGTTTGATTACATTTAATCTTAAATTGATTAAAAAATAAAAATTAGTTATTAAACATAAAAAATGGGGTAGTTATTAAGCTACCCCATTAATAATATTTATATAAACTGGTAAAATTTATTTACCATATCTTAGGTTATATAATGTTTTATCTATAGTTGCACCCATACCAGCTGAATTAATACCTTCACTAGTATCGCCTGATATGCGTTGTAAATGAGTTGTAATTTTACCTGCAATTTCATTACTAGTTTTATCAAGTGACATAACATCTGTATCTGCATAAGACCCCATATCAGTCGATATCCAATCACCAACATTTGCGTAATTTTGTCCAAATTCGGCTTTAATTTTTGGGGAAGTTTTTACAATTTTTAAAACTGAATTATAAATATCTTTTGTTTTAATCATTAATACTGCTTTTAAAATTTTCTGTTCATCAGTTCCCATGCCTGACATTGCTGTCCAAATCATACCTACGATTTTTTGAGCCAATCCTAAATTCGGATCTGCTTGCTCAGCTAAAGCCTTACGTACTTCTCTTTGTAAGCCATATTGATCAATTGTTTCTAAAATTGATTTCAATGTTAATTCTTTTTGTGCAGCTTCAGATAAATTTTTAGTTCCGAAACGCATCATGTTTTCTGAAAGTAGATTTTTCATTATGTGTATCCTTTAAGGTTATTTTCTTTCTAATAAATATATGATAATAAAAAAAAACAAAGTTTTTTGATTGTTGCAAAAAATTTCATATAATATAAAAAAATCCTATGATACGTTACGGTTATTGTTGTATCAATCAGGAGTTATCGGCTCAAGGTATTCGTACCGGTCGTACTATGATTGATCGCAAATTTAAACAAGGCGGTTTGCAACTTGCCTCCGACATTGCTCTTGCCAATGCACGCGATTTATTAACTATTCTGCAATGGAATGAAGCACGAGGTATTCGTTTGTTCCGTGTTGGCTCTGAGCTATTTCCTCGTTGGAATCATTATGAGCTTGCAGATCTTCCTGACATTGCACTTATCACAAAGCATCTACGTGCCGCAGGTGATTATGCACGTGCACATGGTCATCGCATTACAACGCATCCTGGTCCGTTCCATATCTTAGGTAGTCCTGATGCTACGGTAGTTGATAATTCTATTATCAGTCTCGAACGACACTCTGAGCTCTTTGATCTTATGGGTTTTGCTCCTAGCTTTGATAATCTTATTAATATTCACGTAGGTGCTACATACAATGACAAGCCCGGTACTATTCAACGTTGGTTGCACAATTGGGATCGTTTATCAGATTCTTGCAAGTCACGTTTAGTCATTGAGAATGATGATAAGGCTTCTATGTATTCAGTTCGTGAATTGTATTCTATGCTTCATACCGAGATAGGTATTCCGATTACATTTGACTATTGGCATCACACTTTCAATACTGGTGACTTATCCGAAGAAGAAGCATTCTTTATGGCTCGCGAAACATGGACTCGTTATGGTGTTACTCAATGCACTCATTATTCAGAATCTCGTCGCCGCGAAGCTCAGGTTCTTATTGAGCGTATGTTTGCTCATCACAACATTGATATGGCAGATTTGCCGAAGTGGCCTACCTTTCACAAGCAATACAAGGAGTTTACCAAGATCAAGGAACAAGCCCATGCTGATTTCATTTTGAATACTCCCAATACATACGGCGTTGCAGATTTAGATATCGAGGTTGAGGCTAAGGCTAAAGAGCAAGCATTATCTAACATAAAATTGCAATGTTGTCAAAATAATGCTTTAATTTTATCGTAATATATTTATTATAAATAATATTAATAATATAAATAAGGTTATAATGGGTAATTTTAAATTTAAAAATAAATTCACAGATGATATCGAAGATGCTCGAGAAATCATCCGTGTTCTTGGTCGCATGATACAAGAAGGTAAAATTGACAAACAATCTACGTTGGATAATTTAGCACGTGCTTTGAAAAAATTAGACTCTGCAAAATATTATATTGATCGCGAATAAATCTTTTCTAAATGAAACCAAAATCCACTCCGCCCCCAAAAGGGTATAAAAGATTACAATGTAAATATTGTGATGCAATTTGCCAACGTGTTGACGAAAAAGCAACAGCCGTTACATGTTGGCAATGCACTTCTAAATTAGTTCATGGACAGCATTTGGAAGTACGCAAATAATTTCTTATATTAATTTTATGTTAGAAGCAGAAACAATCAAATCAAATTGGGAACAATATCGATCATTAGTGAATGATTATTTTCCAACCCGGGCCGAGTCACTGAATCAAATGTATGATGCATTTGAAGATCGATTAGTAATGATGCCAGCATCATCAATGGCTCATTTTCATAATGCATTTGCTGGAGGATATGTAGATCATGTACTTCGTGTTATTGCATGTGCTGAGAAACTTTATGAGACTTGGAGTGAAATGGGTGCAGATATGTCTGGATATACTTTAGAAGAACTTCGTTTTGCTGCAATGCATCATGATTTAGGTAAAGTAGGTTTTCCTGGCGATGGTAATGAAGTTTATCAAGTTGAAACATCTGATTGGCATCGCAAGAATCAAAACAAGATGTATAAACATAACGAAAACATTCCATTCACCATGGTACCAGATCTTTCAATTTGGTTGCTACAAGAATATGATGTGAAAATGTCTTGGACAGAATATCAAGCAATCAAGATTCACGATGGAATGTATGATGATGCAAATAAGCCATATTTTGTTGCTCGTTCAGCACAAGCCAAATTGAAAACAAATTTACCTATCGTTTTGCATCATGCAGATCATATGGCAGCACAAATTGAATTCGAGCGTTGGAGAAACAAAGACAATGCTACTCCAAAGGCATCTGCAGAAAAGAGTAAAATTACAAAAAGTAATGGTTTAAAAAATCTAGCAGAAAATAATCCGGATGTCGAAAAAACATTAACGGATATTTTTAGTGCATTTAATCAGGATTAATATGATATCAGGTTTAATAATAGTATCATTGCTATTAACTTCAATATATTTAGGTTATCGTACATGGTATTTAGCAGGAACATTAGCAGACGCACAAGAATATATTGAAGGTTTAGAATCTACTAATCAATACATGTTTGAACGTATTGATCAATCATATTCAGCAATGAAACAGATTGATAGATTAGGCGCTTTTGAAAAAGATGATGAGGCAGGAACTACATTTCAGTTACTGAGTCAAGTAGTAGAAGAATTAAAGGAACAATTTAATGACAGCGAAGCGCAAGAAAAGTAATGTATATTTTACAAAAGTAACCGAATATGCAATTTCTGCATATAACAGAACCGATAACAATTCATCATTGCGTGAAAAAATTTATCGTAGATTTATATATCCTGCTTTCATGAAGATGGCAGAAAATCTTATTAATAAAGTTAAGCCTACTTATATTGATTCAACTTTTATGGATTTGCAGACAGATTTAGTTACGTATTTAACAGAACGTTTAAATAAATTTAATCCTAATGCTGGTAAAGCATATTCATATTATACTAGAACATCATTTAATTATTTGATTGCTGAAAATCAAAAAGCATATTCTAAATTAAAATCAGATGCTTTAGAATTAGATGTAGATGAACAGCGTAATATTATTACAGAAATTCATAATGATGAAATGCGAGAAACGCTTTTTGAATTCATGGATGCATATATTGAATATTGTTATGACAATTTAAACTACATATTTACAAGTCCAACTGATATTCACGTTGCAGATTCAATTCTTCATATATTTGAAAGTCGAGAAAACATTGAAGACTTCAATAAAAAAGCACTTTATATTTTTATTAGAGAACGTACGGGATTAGAAACAACAAATATTACCAGAGTCATTAAAGTTCTAAAACAATTATACGAAGAAAAATTTCTAGAGTATGAACGTACAAACTTCGTAAATCTGCCGTTTTAATATTTATTATTAAAGGATTTGCGCATGGACAAGAATGATGAAATATTTAAAGGCACTAGCTTTTCCGATTTAATGTCCGATGTCTATCATAATTCTAAAAAGAAAGATAGGCAAATGAATCAATTAATTGCATCATTACAGCCATTAATAAAAAATGCGTCAGATGCAACCGTTGTTATGCCATTGATTAAAGACATATTAGATGTATCGATTAAAAATGACGATCATTTAGTCAAATTAACTGCAATCGTTCAGCGATATATTTCAACTAAACAAACCATAACGGGTGCTGATAGTTTGTTAAGTGAAGAAGAAAAACAACAACTTCTTCGTGTTGCAGAACAAACTTTATCTTCTGATTTAGATGAATTAGATGAATTCAAACAAGAAGACCGCATATTGCAGCAACGCGCAGAACAAATTAAAGAGCAATTGAATAAAGGTATGAATGACTAATGTACATTTTCATATCGGAGAAGTTGTTGCAAATAATAATACGTATCAATATGTTCAAGAAAAAAACTTTGAAATACGCGTTATAACATATACTGATTTTTACAATAGAGAAGAAATTAGTGCTATACCGTATGACAATAATACAAAAAAGATACCAGCAATTGGTGAACATGTTTTACTTGTTCGAGGTTTATCTGTAGATAACGTTTCTCAATCAAATTATCCACAATGGTATTATTTGTCATCATTTTCTATCAATTCAAATGCAAATGATAACAAGTTGTTAGGCTATGCAACAACTGAATCTACCGTTACTGGTTCTGTGAATTTAACATCTAAACAAGTTTCATGGCTGCAACCATTTAGTGGCGATTTAATGTTCGAAGGCCGATTTGGAAACAGTCTTAGGATGTCTAGTACGACTAAACAACAGTATCCGGTTGCCCCGTCATGGTTAGGCCAAAATGATGGCGATCCTATCATTGTTTTATCAAATGGTAGAACATATGATGAAAGCAAATATGTTGTAGAAAACGTTAATGAAGATGCTAGTTCATTGTATTTAACGAGTACTCAAAAACTTCCTATTCTATTAGGAGATAAAAACAATAGAAATCCGTTATCTTGTTTTGCACCTGTTGAATCAGCGTTTGAACGTTCACAATTTATTGGTGTAGCAGATAGAATTATCTTAAAAGCAAAATCCGATGTTGTTGTTATAGATTCCCCAAAAGGTATTGTTTTAAATACAACTGGAGAAGTTAAAATAGGAAATGATGAAGCTAATATTAGTTTAGTGCACGGCGATGTATTGTTAACTATCTTACAAAAAATTTTAAATCAATTAGCACAGCCAGTTCAATGCGGCACTGCACAAGGTACATTTATCAATAGGTCTAATTTATCAGCAGCTCAGCGTGAATTACAAAATCTTTTAAATTCTAAATATTTTATAACCAAAGAAACATATTGATATGAGTTCTATTGTTCCACCATTAGATTTAATACCAACGTTGCCTGGCAAGACAGCGTCTGTTATAATGCAACAACTAGATATTCAAATGGATAATTTAGTTGATCAAGTTAGTACAACAGTTCAAGATTCTATAAAATTGCCTAGTAATATACAATGCAATGATCCTAGAATAGAAAAAATCAAAACAAATCTAAAACAAATACAAACTCAAATTACTGAGTTACAACAAAATTTACCTAAAATACAACAAACTATTGATAATGTTAAAACTGCAGTTCAAACGGCACAAACAATTAAAGCTATTATAACTGTAGCACAATTATCTAACCCAATCACTGCACCAGTATTTATAGCTCAAAATTTAATGGCTATACAAGATGCATTAATTGTTAATAGTTTAGGAGCATTGCAATCATTTTCAACAGTACCAACATCATTAACTTCAAAATTTCAAACTATTGTACCAGTTTTAGCACAATCAATTCAAAAACTAAATTCTGTTTGTAATTCAGATAATAGCGGAGATGGTATTGAAATCCCAAATTTTGATGGAGATATTGATTACAATGATTTAGTAGATACTGATTTTTATACAGAACAAAATGTTTCTGATAATGATTTACAGTTTAGATCAGATACTATACAACAATTGGTAGAACAACAACGAGACTTGATATCATCATTGCTTGAAGCACCTAGTCAAGTTTATAAAGAATCCGGATTGCCTTCCGACGATTTAGGTAAAGCCGGCGACTATTACGTAGACATTTCTACAAATAAAATATATGGGCCTAAAACATCAGTTTGGGGAACACCCGTAAACTAACATTTAGTATATTTATATATAAAATATTCATATGGATTCAAAAACACTTATAAAAGCACTAAAAGTAGCCGTACGTGAGGTTATAAAAGAAGAATTAACAGAAATTCTTCGAGAAGGTTTACAATCTACTATTACAGAGATAAATCAACCACAGACAAAACGACAAGCTCCGCCGCCGCCTATGCCAAAACGTAAGACAGTGCAATTCAATGAAAATAGATGGGCGTCTATTTTAAATGAAACTGATCCGCTTATTGAACAAGGGCCTTCGACAATAAATAGTTTTGCGGAATTAATGAACGAAGGTATGGATGATACTATTACAATGACATCACGTGATGCTCAAGGTTTTGGTGCAATGCGTCAAAATATGGCTGCTGCAATGGGATTAGCCCCACAAGCCCCATCTGTAATGGAAGATCCAGAAACTGGTAAAACATATGAAGTAGCACCAGAAGTGCAACAAGCTATGACTCGAGACTATTCTGCGTTAATGAAAGCAATGAATAAAAAGAAAGGTAACTAATGCCATATCAAATAGTAAATGTAGTAGCTGAAGCTTCATTAAACACTGCATTAGGAATTAATATTCCTTTTACGGGCCCGTTTGGAGTATTTAATTCTACATTTACAACAAATGATCAAGCATTAGCAAATTTAAAAAATCTTCTTTTAACATATAAAGGAGAGCGTATATATCAACCAAATTTTGGTACTGATTTGCCGAAATTATTATTCGAGCCGAATACGAAAGAATTAAAACCAATTGTATCTGAAGTAATTGCAGAGGCGGTAGAATATTGGCTACCTTATATTAATATAATTGACATCAGTACTGTAACTGCAGAAGATGATCCAAATTCACCACATGAATTAAAAATTACAATTACATTTTCAGTGGCTCCGCAACAAGGTGTTGCGTCTAGTAATACAACAAGTTATGATACAGAAAACAATTTGAGTCAATTAGTGTTAGCTGTAAATCAAAATCAATTATTGGTATTATAACATGGAAACAAAAAAAGATATATCATATTTAGGAAAAGATTTTAGTCAATTCAAACAAGGATTGATTGATTTTACTAAACAGTATTTTCCAACATCATACACTGATTTTACTGATGCTGCACCTGGAATGATATTTTTAGAATTAGCTGCATACGTAGGAGATGTATTATCATATTATGCAGATAATAATTTAAAAGAGTCAATGCTTGAACAAGCAACCGAACGTTCGAATATATATGATATTGCAAAAAGTTTAGGTTATAGTCCTAATAATGTTGTTCCTGCATATGTTACATTAGATGTATTTCAATTAGTCCCGGCTATTGGCACCGGAGTAAATGTAGCTCCCGATTACAATTATGCGTTATCAATTAAATCTGGGTTACGAGTAAAACAAAGCACTGGTAATTCGGTATTTAGGACGTTGGATAGCATTGAATTTAATTTTTCAAGTTCTGCAAATCCTACGGAAGTAACAATATATGAAACAGATTCTGCAACAAATTTACCAACATATTATCTTTTAAAGAAACAAGTTCGTGCAGTATCTGGAAATGTAAAAACATCAACTTTCACATTTGGAACACCAGTTGCATATGACAAAATAGTTTTACCTGATACTAATATTATTGAAATTATTTCAGTAACTGAATCAGATGGAGATAATTGGTATGAAGTTCCATATTTAGCTCAAGACACGGTATTTGAATCAGTTCCAAATTTATTAGAAAATGATCCGGATTTATCACAATATAGATCTGCGGCACCTAGTTTATTAAAACTAAGAAAATCTGCAAAACGATTTATAACTAGATTGCGAAGTGATAATAAAATAGAATTGCAATTTGGTGCAGGTATATCGGATAATAATGATGAAGAAGTTGTTCCAAATCCAGACAACGTCGGAAATGGATTAGCTGGGTTTCGTCGTTCAGTAGATGTTGATATTGATCCGTCAAATTTTTTATATACAAGAACATACGGACAAGCACCATCAAATACTACATTAACAGTAACATATACTATTGGTAATGGTATTTCTGACAATGTTCCGGCAAATGTATTAACTCAACTAGAATTTGTTGAATTCAATGATGATATTAATACTTCAAATAGTGCGCCATTGGTTAATTTTGTTAAATCAACGGTTGCAGTAAACAATGCAATTCCGGCAGTTGGTGCAAAGACTGCAGATACATTGCAAGATATTAAAAATAATGCATTAGCAAACTTTGCCACACAAAATCGCCTTGTAACACGCGAAGACTATATTATACGGTCTTACTCGATGCCGGCAAAATATGGTAGCGTTGCAAAGGCATATATTGTGCCTGATGATCAAATATCTCAAAAAGATTTAGAATCTAGAATTGCAAATCCATTAGCAATGAACATGTATGTTTTGGGTTATAATGATTTAAAACAATTAACAACATTGAATCAAGCAATCAAAGAAAATTTAAAAACATATTTGAATTTTTATAGAATTTTAACTGATGCTGTAAATATAAAAGATGCTTTTATCATTAATATAGGAGTTGACTTTGAAATTTCAGTATTGCCAAACTATAATAGTAATGAAGTTTTATTGCGTTGTGTTAATGAATTAAAATCATTATTCAATGTTGATAAATGGCAAATCAATCAACCGATTATTAAATCGGATATTAGTACAGCACTAGCAAATGTAAAAGGCGTTCAATCAGTAGTTGGTTTTGCATTGACTAATTTATATGATTCTGATCAAGGATATTCTGGAAATCTTTATGATTTAACTACTGCGACAAAAAATGGCGTAATTTATCCGTCATTAGATCCTAGTATTTTTGAAATTAAATTTCCGAACCGCGACATTAAAGGCCGCGTTGTAAATTATTAAAAGGTAAAACATGTTTAGAATATTTTATGCAGAAAAAGATACAACGTTATATGAATCATCGCCGGAATATAATACTGGTTTAGATGAAGTATTAGAAATTGGTAAACGTTTAGGTACTGATGGTGCTAATTTGTTAAAAGCTAGAAGTATTATCAAGTTTGATATGTCTGAAATTTCTGCATCATTAGCAACATATAATCAAAATGTAACTAATTGTAAATTCGTATTGCAAATGTTTACAACTGATGCTAAAAATTTACCATCTGATTATACAATTGCAGTAAAAATGTTAGGACAAGATTGGGTTAATGGTTTAGGAAATTTATCTGCATTAACTGATGATGGTGCTAGTTGGAATTTTCCACAAAGTGGGTCTAATTGGATATCAGGTAGTCAACAAATTGAAATTGGAACTAGCGATTTATATATCTCCGGTTCAGGTACTGGAGGTAATTATTTATATCATTCAGGATCTGGTACAGCTCCGCAACTTATTACATCTGAATCCTTTTCATATAGAACAACGGACCTCAATATTAACGTTACAAATCAAATACGAATTTGGATGAGTGGTAGTAATGCAAATGCAATTCCTAATTATGGATTCTTGATTCAATATTCAGATACAGATGAGGCTGATAATAATGTTAGGGGTTATGTAAGATTCTTTAGTAGAGATACACATACTATCTATGTTCCTAAACTAACTATGTATTGGGATAATAGTGCTTTTACAACGGGATCATTAACATCGGCTAACTTAGAGTCATATGTTGTTTATACCAACGTTAAACCGGAGTATAAAGACACCGAAATTGCTAAAGTTAGAATTTATAGTAGAGACAAATATCCACAAAAATCTCCTACAAATTTATTTCCAATTCAAACAGTTAAATATCTTCCAACAACTACTTATTATGCGGTCTTCGATGCTCAAACAGATGAGACCATAATTCCATATGATAATATTTATAATAAAGTTAGTTGCGATAGTACTAGTAATTTTATTTACATTGACATGAACGGTTTTATGCCGGAACGATATTATCGTTTAGAATTTAAAATTGTAGATGGATTTACAGAACAGTATGTTAGCGACAAAATTTATTTTAAAGTAGTTAGATAATGGCAAAACAAATTCAATCAGTTGGTAATAGCAATACTATTCCTAGTAAATTGTTCGATGCAGTAGCAGGTCAACAACAAGCTAAATACTATAAAGAAGGATTGGATTATATTTCAAATGATACCAACATTATTCCTAGGGATGAAGTTGGAAATATTGTTTTAAATGAAGATGCTCAAAATAATCCAACATTGGTAATTGCTGCAGTTACAGAGCAAATATCTACAAAATCTGTATTACGAGTTATTGACAGTAGATTTCAATATTTTAAGTTTCCTGTGCAATTGGCACAAGGAGATAATATTAATATCAATACTAATTTTAATATCGATATTGACACGATTACTACGGAATTAAAACTACCTATAGAAGTAGATGATGCAAATCAACCTATAGATTTAATTAAAATCAATACATCATATGAAAGTACTTGGCTTTATGGCGAAGAAAATGGCATTGTATCAATTGGATTTAAACAATTACCGTTTGTTGGAAATTTACAGTCTGTGCCAAATTCTTATGTATTATCTAAAGACATTATTGACATATTAATAAGAAGAAATCAAACATTAAAATTTACAATACAAACACAATACTTAACTCGAGATGGCAATCGTACCGGTGTTAATCTTCGATTGAATCGCAGTAACGCAAAAACATTTAGACAATTTAATCCAGTTATCATTTATAGTGAAGCAAATACATCAGGTGATGTGGGATCTAGTACTAATCCATATGGGTTTGCATCATCTGGATTTCCTGTATTATTTATGGAATATTTTGTAGATGCAACTGATTTAGCAGATGGCGATACGTATTTTTTAGAAGCAGTCGGCGGCAATCCTGTTTGGATTTTAGCTGCAAATTCATATTGGTTAATTGAGCCAATAGCTATTCCTACAAATGCATCACTTTGGGGAGCATCTCCAAATAACGTGCAAGGCAACGGCGGAATATATGATTTATATGCAGATAATGTATTATATACTAATGACTATACAACAATAGCAAAAAGAACTT